ACGCATTCTGTATCTAGACTCATTATAGTTTTGAGATGAGCTTGCCTGCCACTGGAAGTCATAGAAATTATATGATGCCGAACCTCCAGAAGTTAATCCTGTTTTTGCTTCTGATAAGAATAAATGAAGTGTGCCAGTTACATAGCTTCTAGCATTTAAACTTCTATTTGTTCCTGTATTAATCCATCTATGTAAACGATAGTTATTTGATCCGTCTTTTGCTTCGATGGCTACAAGAGTTCTGGTTCTGTCATTATAGCCAATCATTCCATATGATGTTCCGCCAAACCAAGTAGAGTACTGGGTTTGGTTTAGGTTAAGTGATTCATAATAACCATCATTTCCAATTCCTCTTTCACGCACTTGAATTGTTGAACCGTCAAGGAATAAAGAAAATTTTTGTCTTACTCCATAAGCACCAATTACAACTCCACAACGTGAGATAACATAATCAAGGTTGTCTGGATTAGATGCTGTGTATGTTCCATATCCTTCATTAAGTCTTAAATACATATGTCCATCTGCCTGGAACATTGGTGTTGCTCCCATCCAATAAGATGTCCAGCTGTTAGAACCAATATTTCCATTTGTATAGTTAACACCAGTCCATGGTGACCATAGCTCAGAATCTGTATGCTGGTTTCCCGCAGAGATATATTTCATATCACTATTCCAAATAGACCACCAAGGATTGTTATTAAAGTTTGAAAATGTTGCAAATGTTGGCAGTGGCTCTCTTGTTGGAAGATTATCAAGATCTGTTGAAAGTCCTGAAATATTATTTGAAAGAGTTGTAAAAGAACCAGTATTATTCAAGTTAGTTTGAATAGCTTGAATTGTTAGATTATTTGTTAATGCATAGTTTAAATTTGATTGAACTAATGAATCCAAACCAGGAATTATTAGCTCAGTCGTTGCATTTGCTACTGCCATTTATTTGCTCTCCTAAATTATTAAACTGAAGTTACTTTGACACCAGAGATAAATAGAGAAATTGCAGAAGCGACTGAGCCGCTAACTGTAATTCCATCTCCAGATTCAAGAACCTGCTTAAAATCAAGCACAACGATTTGACGTGGTGCTAAATCTAAATTCTTGAAAAAATCTGTAGTGCCAAATCTTAGAGTTGCTGTATTTGCAACATCTGTAAGATTTGCTAGTGTTACTGACGTAATAACGTCAAGCTCTCCTGCTGGAGTAACCCAGATTTGTTCTGGAGTTGTTCCAATAACACCTCTATAAAATTTTGCTGGTAAGCTGATTGTTGCCATATGTTATAACACTCCCATGTTTGCGTATAAAGTATAATTGCTAATTGCCGCCTCTACAAGGGCTATCTGTTGTGCTCCTGTGGTACCTACTGCTGCAATTTGTGTTGCGCCTGCTGCAGTAACTAAATTGACCTGACCAGCGGCGGCATTTTGAACAGATGTGATTGAAGAATTGGTCACACCAATGATATCATTGACGCCCAATAAATTGCCTAGCGACTCAAGTGCTTTAGCCAAGAAAACTAAATCTTGTGCATCTAGCGTGGAGCTTGACAAAGCATCGATTTTATTCTTTGCCAAGGTAACTTGAGTACCAAGTGTTGAATAGTCAGTCATTTTTTACTACCACCTCTTTGAATTAATTATAGCATAGCCGCAATTATTGCGGTTCTGCAGGAAATTCAGCATCTAAGTTACTTTCTAGCAAAGCTGGATAGTTGCGTAGTGCTTGTCTATAGGCTTCCCATTCAGCCTTTTTTTCTGTAGACAACGGGCTGGATTCTAACTGTGTCCAATCTGAATCAGCCAATTTTTTATTTCTAAGCATACGAGCAAAGAAAATCTTATTTTGTTTATCTAAAAGCATTCTATAGCCTTCTAGATCTTTTTCATTCATAGCCTTGACATTGCCATCTTTAAGTGTATAAAACTTGCCATCTAGGCTTTCTAAAACTTTATACCAATTTTCTCCAGGAGATTCTTCTGATAGCATTGATTCTGCCTGGATGCCATCTTCTGTAAATGTTATATATCTATCCATTATCTATCTCCAAAATATGTCGCTGTGGCTTGCCAAATTCTATGAGAATTTTGAACGTTAAATTCATTATTAAGATCATTATACTGCAATGCGGCCTGTGTCATTTTAAGATCTGGCTGAACCCAAAAATCAGAAAATGTTGTATGTAGGTCATAAAACTTATTAACATCTAAGTGCCAATAAACATAACCAGACTGCCAGTAATACATAGTATTTGTTTGTACTACAGCTACGGTTGTTTTAGCTGGAATTGTTACGTTCCACGACCAAGTATAGTAAGAGTTTCCACCAGTTCTATTTACTGGAACTGACCAGTTAATTAACGTTGTATTTGCATATGATCCATTTACGTTTGGTGTTCCAATTGCAACACCAGAACCATCATAGCCAGACGACCAATAATTTGCATAGTGGCCATACATAGTAACAGTTTTTGAAAGTGTTGGATGGAAGTTTCTTAAAAACATTACACGAGATCTAAATGGAGAATATGATGAGTTTTGCTGTACATCAATATGTACACCTTCTCCGCCCACTACTGAGTTTTTAGCATACTCAATTTTTCCAATTCCCTGATTCATATCATTTACTGAATAACTTAGTGTATTTTGTCTATTATTTGTTCCAAGAGCAAACCAGAAAGCTCTTTCACAATCTGCAGTTTGTGATCCAGTTAAATAATTATAATAGTTTGTCCATGCTTCTGAGTTTGCCCAGTTATATGCCCATCCATTATTTCTATTATTTACTGTATTTATTGTAGGAATAGAATATGGTCTTCTGGTTCCATCAGTTACTTCTTTAAAAATTCTTGATTCTGCATCAACAACTCCTAATGATGCTGGTGTAATTCCTAAAGATGTTCCAGTTACACCAATATTTGCTAATTCTGATGCTTTTAATCCAGATGTAAGTGTTATAATTGTATTTAAATCAGGCATTACATGATCCTCCATCCATATGTTGTACCAGAATATAAAAGTTTAATTCTTTTACCATTTACGTTGAATACTAAGTTTTCCGCAAGACCTTGTATTTTTTCGTTATTTCTTGCTACTGTAAAGTTAGTTGTTCCAGCTGTTCCAGCTATGTCTATAATCTCAATCTCATCTCCAACAACTGGTCCTGCTGGCAAAGTAAGTGTTAAGCTTGCCGCTGGAACTACCATGTATCTACCTTTATTTACTAATAAAGTATTTGTTGATATTTGTGTCCATGTTCCATATGTTGCAGCCTGTGCCTGTGCAGATGCTGATGCAATTGCAGATGTTTGTGTATTAATAGCTGCTTCAATTGATGTTACTCTTGGATCTAAATTATTATAAATGTTTGTAAGGTTTACGTATGCAGCATTTAAATTTGATACAGCAGTACCATTGGCTGTTCCATTAACTACAGTTATTACTGCTGATCCAGCTGCCTGAACTTGAGCAATAGCATCTGCAGTTGCTGCTGCAATATCGCTTACTCCTAATGCTGATGCTATTACATTTAAAGATTCTGCCAAATATAGAATTTCTTCTGTATTTAAAGTTGATGTAGAAAGCGCATTAATACGATTTTTTAAAACATCAATCTCATCTATGAGCGAAGTAAAATCTGGCATCTTTTCTCCTTATTATGCTTGAGCTTCTGTCCAAGATAGACGTGCTGAAATATCTCCCGATGTTAAACCTAAGTTTGTTGCAACAATTGTTAAGATATCTGGACCATTAGGAAATCCTGGAGCTGTTGAGTTGCCATTTCCAGAAAGAATTGACGTTCCAAGATCTCTAACTTTTGAAAGATCAAATGTGGTAGCAGTATATGTACCAGTGCCACCAGATGAATCTGTATAGAATGCAAAGGCCTGGTCACCGCCTGATATAGTTGAAACTGGATTTGTAACTGTATTTCCAGCATCGCCTGTTCCGTCATGATAAATAACCTGAGCTAAAGAACCACCAGGAACTCTCTTTAATTCCCAATCGTTAGGAATATTTACTCCAGTTGGGAATTTAGCAACATTATATAATCCCTGAATAAGGAATGTACCTTGTGCAAGAATACCTAATGATTGTAGTTGTAGTTGCATTGTATTAATAAGTTCACGAATTCCATAATTTCTTCCAATACCGTTATCTGCTGATGGAGCAATTCTAATTGAAATCAATGGTCTTGGTACAGGAGCTGAACCAAATGATTGTGTTAATGTACCATTTGGAGTAACAATTGAGTTTGGAAGTGTGCTTGTGTTTGCAATTGTATATACAATTGTATTTGAAGTTACAGAAGAAATGGTATATGTGCCATTAAATGTTGTATTTTCTGTAGCAAGCGCTGAGCTTGTTTGTGTTCTAGCAGTATATCCATATGTTCCAGGATTAATAACTGTAAATGTTGATGCTGTTGGAGTAGTATTAATTGTCCATGTTGAGTTTAACACGTTTGTATTAGCACCAGCAACAACTAGTCCAGTAGAACCAGTATTAGATGTTGTTGTACCAATAATTGATACAGTTTGACCTACAACTAAATTATGTGCACCTTGAGTTGTTATTGTCCATGTTGAAGTATCTGTTCTTTGAACGCTTGTAATTGTTGCTTTAGTATTAACATCAGAAACTGTTACTGGATATCCAGCCTGTAATCCATGCGCTGTAGTTGTAGTTAGTGTTGCAGTTCCAGCGGTTGCTGTCTTAGATGAAACACGTGCAGTAAGAGTACCAGAACCAGAAATATTCATAAATCTCTGCATACCAGCAGTAAAGATGAAGTTTTTATCGTCATCAAATCTTCCATCCATAATCACTGAAGATCCCCAGTGACTAATAACTGGAGCGCATGTGTTAGTAATTGTTTGAACGGATACCTGAGATGTTCCAGTTCCATTTGTAATTGTGCTATCTGGGGTAAATGTAGCTGTTGCTGTATTTCCGTATAGCTGCCATAAAACTCCACCAAAATATGAATTCATTGGTTGTCTACGATTAATATTTACTGGATAACCTTGAGCTGTTTGATTATATACTGGATTATCAATAGTATAAGAGCAAAGCTCGACGTTTTGGCTATCCTTAATAATTAAGTATCCTTGAGTTGGCCAGAATTTAATGCTATCTACATACATCAAAATTTGTGTAGGTGCTAATGCTGATCCAACAATTCCATTTCCGCCAGCTTTTAGTTTTGTGCTAAAGAATGGTGAGTTAATACACTCATAACGGGCTGGAAGGTTACCAGAGCGCATGTATGCTTCTGTATTTGTATTGTTATTTGGCATTCTGTGGCAATACACAATATTACCTTCAGTTGCTCTAAATCCAAATCTAATAAATCCTGCACCATACCATGTATAGTCAATATATGCCATCTGCATTTGTGTTGTATCAAGAGTGTATCCAGAAGGACCTGTTCCGTCCATTCTGTCCATATTCCACTCTGTTTGTGGAACTCTAATTTCTTCAGTTACAATATATCTAGCTGTTGTTGTAGATTGACCTTTATATGCTGGTGTAATTGCAAGTCTTGTGTCGCTAGAAATTTCTGCAACAGTGTAATTTGCACCTTTAATAACAATTTGATCACCAACTAATAATTGTTTTCTAAATCTTGTATTTGTTCCAGTTACAATATTTGAATATTGTGTAACATTTACACGACCAAATAATTCTTTCTTTGACCATCTTCTAACTGCATATAGATATGTTCCATCGTATTCAAAAAAGAATCCATTCTGATCATTAAATAGTCCGCATCTTGTTGCTGATCCATCCCATTCATATACAGTTGCCTTAACATCAATTCCACCTGGGAATTGATCTGTTGCTGTCAGATTTTGAGTTAGAAGCATTTGATACTGGAAAGTATTTGTATTAACAATATTAGTTACTGTAAATTTTCCATTCCATGGGTTATATGATCCAGCTGTTTTAATACCTTCAATTTTAACTTTTGCACCTGGCTGTAATCCATGATCTTGAATTGTTTGTACAGTTACTGTTTGATTTCCTAGAAGAACTCCACCTACAGAAATACTATCAATATCAAATGTTGGTGTAAATTTAACACCAGTTGAAAATTGAATTGATTTACCTGATTGATATCTAAAATAACGACGTGTCTGACGAATTACTCTAATTCCGCAAACGTTGTCTGTGGTTGATAAAATAACTCCACCATCAAATGGTCTGTGCATTACATATCCATTTGGTTTTGCGTATAATCCTACTGAAGATGTAGTAACTGGATTTTGTACAGATGATGTCATCTTAAATTTAAATTGATTTGGTGCAGAAACTTGGAAAATTCTATGTGCACCAGAAATAGCACATGCTGGATTTTGTGTACCAATTAAAATTGGTGTTCCAGGAAGAAGTCCATGTGGATTATTTGTTGTTACTGTAATTGTAGATTGTGCTGCACCATCTGAAAATGCTGACCATGGTTGTAAGCCTGTTGCTATATTACCGCCTGGGATATGTGCATTATCAAAAATACCTCCACCAGTTACAGCTGTAAGTGCTCCATCTTTAATATTTCCGCTTACTACACCAGATGCTCTATATGTAAATGTATAGCCATCTGAAGAAACAGACTCAACTGGGTATGTACCCTCAGCAAGAACGTTTAGTGAATCTTGGATAGAAACAACGTCTCCAGCAACAAAATCTGCAATTGGATTAATTACTGTTACTGTAACTAATGATCTTGGTGATGTTCCATCTCCAACAATTGATGCAATATCAAAAGAGTTTCCGCCAGTTGCTCTTGAGAAAAATGATGGGTAATTTGCTGTTAAAACTAAAGCTTCCCACTTAGAACCCTGTACACCATATTCAAAGTCGGTATCAATAAGTGATTGTGGTGGTGCTACACGAAGCTTATTTACAGCATCTAAAAGTGGTTCTGTAAATGTTGTTGTTTCCGCAACTTCATCAACAATAATTGCTAATTTATCATTAGCATTCATTCCAGAACAATTATATTTTAAAACAATTGTGGTTTTTGGATCATATCCAATTTCATTATCAACATTAAATGAATAAGCATTTAGGTTATTATCAGCAAAATTATAGATTACCGTACCACGAGTAGTGTTAGTAATAAGCATCAAACGATCTTGTCTTACAATTCTAGGAATTACAATCGTATTGGTGCCTGGATTAAACGTATAGTACGCATCCTCTATTTGTCTTCTTGCCATTTATCTTCTCCTAAAATAAGAAACTTGAAGCAGCAAACTTACTATTTAATTGTGTCTGTGTTAAAGTGCTAGTATATTTTGGATAATAAATACCTAGATTTAACATAGCATCAAGTCTTGCTACTGTTGTCTCTGCTAGTATATCATTTGCTAGTTCATTACCAGAAGGCCCTACTGGTCCCTGCGGTCCTGTTGCTCCTGAAAGTCCTTGTGGTCCTCTTAAATTTCCAACTAGTTGCCAAGTTGATGTTGACGAGCTATATTGAAAATAATCTCCACTTGTTGTATTTAAATATGTATCTAACCCATTTTTTTGTGCTGGATTTTGTGAGGTTGGATTCGCAATTCCAGTATATGTATATGATCCTCTTTGTCCTGGTGTACCTTGAGCTCCTGCTGCACCTGGAGCTCCTGCTGGTCCTACTGATCCAGCTGGAATATTAAAATTAAATATTGCTGCAGATGATGTACCAGAATTTGTTACTGTTGCTGGAGAGCCAGCAGCAATTGTATTAACTGATCCAACAGAAATTGTTGCAGCTGTACCAGCTGGTCCTTGTGGTCCAGTTGGTCCTGGTCTTGAACCTGCTACTGTAACCCAGGCGGTTCCATTCCAACGTTTTAATGACATATTAGATACCTCGTCTTAATTATACTATATTAACTACTAAAAGCCCATCCATCCAAGGGCTTCTGCGTCAAAAGTTGGATAGATTTTTTTCCAAGATCCAGATGTTGCAACATATAGAGAATTTTCAGCCAATACATAGGCTATCATGCCTGGATATGTGCTTGCATTTGGAAGAGCTGCAAAATTTTGTATTTGAGCTGCTCCATTTTTAAACAAATCACTATATGTTAGATATCCTTCTTCTGTAGTAAGATCTAACCAAAACTCTGTTTCAGTTGGCAGTGGTGCTGTTGTGGAAGACAGAATTGATGCTCCACTATCATCATCCAAATCAATCCATAAATCACCGTCTATTGGGGAATATGTTGGTGGTTCATTATCAGAATAAATTAATGGAAGTTCTGGCTCATCTATATCAACCCATAAAGTTCCTGATCCAAAATCTGCTGGTGGCTCTGAACCAACATGTATAAATTCTGTATCTCCAGCATCATCATCAACATCAATCCATAAATCACCTTCAAATACTGAACCTTGTGGTGGTGCGCCCAAACCTATAAAAAATGAACTTGGTGGGACAGTTGTATCTGTTGGTACTAATGAAAGGCCTCCGCCTCCGCCAGATCCCTGAATGTCTTGCCATAATAACCCATCAAAAACTTTTAACTTATCTAAAACTGTATTATAATAAATTTGTCCTTCTACTGGATTTGTTGGTGCATTTGCTAAACCAATAATTACACCTCTAGAGAATGTATTATTTGAAGTCCATGTATTTGTTGTTGATAATGATAAATTAGAACTTACATATTCCCAACCAGGAGTAAATGTATATGATTCCCAATATACAGTTCCAGGTGGATATCCAGGGTTTGGCTCTAAAACTCTTATATAAAAAGATCCACTATAAGAAACTATATCTCCAGGATAATAATCTGCTCCATTATTATATACTCCAACATATGCTGGTGGAAAAGCATTATATACTTTAAGTGCTTTTGTTGATCCGCTTCTGTATTCATCTATATCAAACCAAAATTCTCCATGTGCTGGTGAAGATGGTGCTGAAGCAGACATAATTGCTTTTGATGGTGGAACAACAGCCTCTAAAATCATCTGATTTGCTTCATCATCATATGTGACATTAATTAATTCATTGTTTCCATGAGTAAACAATGGTGCAAGATAGTCTTGGACCTGCTCTTGAGTTAATTGAGGTAGTGCTGTAAATATAATTTTATTATTAACATCATCATATGTAACTGTAATATTATTATGATCAGAGTGATTTAATGCTAATGCAGTAGCATCTTGAGATCTTTCAACTGAGGTATCAATTATTTTCCAGGCTTCGCCGTTCCACTTATACCCATTAAATTCTTGATTTAGAGTAGGATTAGAGGGAAATAATGTTGGCATTATGAAATCACCCACTCACATTTTCCATCATAACAGCAATGTGGTTGTCCGTCTAATGTCTCTTTTGCTGTTCTATAAACTTCTTCTAACCAATCTTCTCTTTCTATAGGAAAAACAATATCAGAAATTTTTAGCGATTTATTATCAGAAATAGACTTAATAATAATGTCATAAGATGATTCTTTTTCTGTTATTTCGTATTCCCAATTTCCAATTATCATATAGTTGCTATATCCTTAATAGTAATTGTTCCAACCATTCCTGAGTGAATAGAGCATTGATATCTATATCCACCAGTAGTTGTTGCTGGTATCTGCCAATATAGTGTACCACTTGTTTTGCCCTGAGCATTAGATCCAGTTGATACTGTTCCATCTGTTGCAACATGTATTAATCCAGTATTATAGTTTGCTAAAGCTGAAGTTCTAATTAAAAATGGATGTCCCGTAACATTTAAATTAAATGCAATTGTTGTTCCAGAAATAGCATATATTGTTGGATTATCCCCAGAATATTGATTATTAAATTGATATGATGTCGCCCCATTATTTGTAACATCAAGTACAGTTATTGCTGGATATTGTGGAAGTACAGTTGCTACTGTAGATGGAACCCAGTTTGTACCATTCCAGGTAAGTGTTTGTCCATTTGTTGGTGCAGATGTTGCTGTGTCAACATCAGAAAGATCATTTATTGCAGATGCGCCAGAAGATACAGTTCCTGGAACCCATTGTGCTCCATTAAATCTTAAAACTTGATTTGTTTGTGGAGCAGTTGTTTGTGTATCAACATCAGATAAATCATTTATTGCTAAAGATGTTCCACCAGTTGATACATCTGAATATTTTGCTAATTTTATCCAAGTAGATCCGTCTGAATAATACGTATAGGTATCTGCACTAACATAAAATCTTTTTCCAGTATTAGCACTTGCTGAAGGAAGTGCTGCTACAGAAGAATATGTGTGTCCAGTTAAATTAACTGCGGTAAATGATGAAGAGTTAAGCTTATTGTTTAGTTGAGTTTGTATATTTGATGTTGCTCCATCAAGGTAACTTATTTCAGTATTATTTACGTTTCCTATTGAAGTTGTTGATGGAAGAGTAACAATACCAGTAAATATTGGTGAAGCAATTGATGCATATGTTGAAGCAGCTACAGATGTAGACAATTTTGTTGCTAAAGCACTTGTAATTGTTGTTGCATAGTTTGGATCATTATTTAACGCAGTTGCTAATTCTTTAAGAGTGTTTAATGCTGTAGGTGCTGAATCTAGTAATGTTGCGGCAACTGCTTGAGCAGCCGCATCTGCATATGCTGTAGTTGCTAAAGTAGTATTATTTGTGTTTGCTGGTTGAGTTGGAGCTGTTGGGTTTCCAGTAAATCCTGGAGAGTTAATAGAAACTTTATTATTTAATTGTGTTTGAATTGATGATGTAACTCCATCAAGATAGGACAGTTCTGTTGAGCTTACATTTCCTATAGATGTAGTAGATGGTAAAATTACATTACCAGTAAAACTAGGATTGTTAATTGGAGATTTAGAATTTAATTGAGCTTGTATGTCTGATGTTACATTTCCTAAATATGCAACAGATGCTGGAACTGCTCCAGCTGTTCCATTTCCGCCAGAAATTTCAATCCAATATGTTCCATCATAAACATATAATATTCCAGTATCAGCTTCATACCAACTATCTCCTTCCGCTGCATTTGATGGCGGAGCTATGTCAACCTTAATTGGTTCTTCTACATTGAAAACAACCTTATTGTTTTGAGAGTCATATGTTACGGCTACCCCATCATGTAAAGAATGTGTTAATGCTGTAATATCTGGTTTTAGTGCTAATCCATCATTTAATGACGTAATTGTAGCTTTTGTTGCTAGTGCATTTGTTATTGTTGTTGAAAAATTTGCATCATTTCCTAAAGCAGTTGCTAGTTCTTTTAATGTATCTAGTGCTTCTGGTGCAGAATTTAAAAGACCAGATACTGCTGTTGAAACTGCATTATCTGTATATGATTTTGTTGCAAGCAGGGATGTGTCTGGAATGCCATGTATATTTGTAGTATCTGATTCATGTGATGTTAAAGCTTGTGATGTTGATGTGGCAAGGTTAGATACAGCCGTATCCACATATGTTTTTGTTGCAAGAAATTGAGTTAGGTCATAGTTTTCCCATAATGATGTAGTTGAGTTCCAAACAAGCGCATTTAAATTTTGTGGATTTTGTATTAAAACATCATGAATTTCTTTTAACTCAAAACCATTTTGAATTTTAACAAAAATTGATCCGTTATTTTGATGCTGACCTCTTACAACAATTCCTAAAAATACTAAATGGGCTGGTGCCACTGGCTTATTGCTTAATCCATATAGCTTTTGACCATTAGTACCCAACCATACAGCATCACCATCATTTCCGCCAATTGTGTTTACATTTGTTAAAAGACCTTCTGTAATTATTTGCCCTTCAGCGCCAGCAATAATATTTTCTGCCAAAAGACCAAATGTTTTTGATGATGTTGTTTCAGACGCATTTGATGCTGCTGTTACTGTTAGCTTACCAGAAGCTCCAACTGATCCATTGATATATACAGGGGTACCTTTATTTAATGTAGTGGCGCCCTGATTTACTGCAGTCTGATAAACAGTTTTTGCCACATCTGGAGCAGCAACTGATAATCTTATTTCATTTAAAGCATCATCATATGTTGCAATTAGGTTTGTGTGATTTGCATGAGCTAGAAGAGCTGCAGCTGCATCCTGAGCTTGCTCATAATTAAGGGCATACCCTAAAAGCTGAGCTAGTTTATAATCTATAGAATTTGTATCAGTTGAGTTATTTATTCCAACTTTTGATTGTAAGGCCTCAATTGCATCATTTGCATTGGCATGTTGGGCAGCATGGGAAACTAGCTGAACCGAGTCTGTTGACTGTGGGTTAATCAGCGTATCTAATGATGTTGGAAAATTGGTCGCCATGTTTTAATTATACCTCAAAAACAGGCTCAAGACTACTCTTCCTGTGTTAAATCTACCTGTCCCCAGTGACCAAGTGGGCATTCGGCATTTGGCAGCTTAACCTTTAAATTCATAATACATCCACACTCTTTGCACTGATGTGTAGTAGGAACGTATCTTGGGCATGCCTTACATATTTCAAATCTTTCAGCTGCTACATCAGCTGTAACTCTACCTATTTTTTTATTAAATAAGTCCCATGGCCTTGCTGGAACATTTTTCCATTTTGGAATATCTTCTTCTGTCATTTTTTACCCACCCTTTTTTGATGATTTTTATAAGATGTTTCATTTACATGAATACCCTTAAAATATCTTCTTCCAGATCCATTTATTTTACCTCTATCTGTATTATGTCTTTCCCATCCAAGGGCGTGTGTGGCCATCATTTCATTATCTATGATCTGTTGACCAAAAATATCTTTAGCATCTTTTAACTCAAAGCTATCTATAAAAAATCTAGGTACTGGAATAAAAGCAGCTAACCAATCACCCTTTTTAATACTTATTGTTCTATCTGGTTCTGTTACCTTTATATTAAATGTAAAATTTCTTCTAAGATTGTCAGACTCTACAACACCAGTCATAACATGTAAACCTCTTATAAAATAGTTTGGTGGTTGTATTGTCATTAAATTTACTCCTGGTGGAGTTCTAACTATAAATTTATTTTCTAATGTTAGTATGCCATGTGCAAAATCACTTACTAGTGGCTGTATTGATTCGTGGTTTTGCCAACCTTCTGATATAACTTCTAAACCACCATTTGGATCACCATTCCATTTTAGATCTATATCCCAATTAGATTTAATAGCAAATCCGTACTGGTTTCCTATCGTTAATGGTAAACAAAATGTGAAGGCTGTTACGGCAAACCAGTCTCTGTTTGGATATCCTATCAAACTCTCAATTACATCTGATATTTTATAGTTATGCTCTGAAGTACAATAAAAAGCTAATGTATTTTCTGGAACCTCAAAACCTTCATCGTTTATATAGTCTCTTTTTATTTCGTCTACAAAAGATACTGGCTTATTTATTTTTTCTTTAAATAAGTCCCATGGCCTTTTAGTTGTCACTGATATTTCTTTCTTTTCCAAAAAAATCTTTTATATTTGCCCATTGGAGGCTGGAACCAATTCCAAAAATGTTCATACTCATATGATTCTTTTTGATAAGGGATCTCTAAGTCAAAATCATCTCTCTTAAATGGTATTGCTTGAATAATTGGAGTTCCAGCTGGAATTAATCCACTAAAACCCCTTTTCATAAAAAATGGAAATTGAACTGAAAGTGGAAATTCATCTGTATCTACAATACCAGTTAATGATTGAAATGGTAAATCAGTTCTATTTAATGGGTGTGTAAAAATAGTACTATATCCTTTGGGAGTTTTCCAATAAAACTTATTTATCCATTTAAATGGAGATGGGTGTAGGTGGTCTCCAATATCAAATCCTTCTAGCTGAAAATCTGGATGAAATGTTACAACATCTGCTACGCCATTATCAATAAATCTATGATATTGATCATCATATATAACATCAGCAGAAGTCTTAAAAACATATCCTGCTGTAAATGAGTCAAGTACTGGTATGCACTTTTTAATAGTCATATCATGAACTTCTTGATCTACTGGCTCTATTTTCTTAAACCAGTCTGGAACATTTTTAACAGATGGTTCTGGTTGTTGCCAGTCTATCTTAATATCTTCAGATAGAGCTTGTATCTTCTTCGTCAGTGGGTTTAATCGCATTTGGATTCTTGAACTCTCCAGTCTCTTCATTATATGTCCAGTTAATTTGTGGCTTTTCTTCTAAATCAGAAATATCTAAAATAACTGGCTGGCTCATTAAAAGAGCCCATAACCTTTCTTCTGTTCTAATTATATCCTGTATCTCTCCGTCTAAAACAAGTGCTATAGAGTATATTTTATTTTCTTCATGATATTGTTTTGGTGGATTAAATGAGTCTTTTTTTGGACTTATTTTTTGAATTCTTTTTCTTTTAAATATCATTCGTAAACCTTTTTTACCCAAAATAACTTTTTATACGATTTGCCAGGTTCTCTAATTGGAATTGCCTGATTTCTATGAATATCTGGAATAGTAGAATCATCTACCCAAGATTTCCACTTATCTCTTTTATAAGGAAATATTTGCATAATTGGTGTTCCTTCAGGTATTACACCTTGAAAATCTTCTTTTAGAAAAAATGGAACATTTCCATTACCTTGAAACTTATCTGCATCCATAGTTGCAGAAAGAGTTGTAAATGGAAGATCAAATCTATTAAATGGATGTGTTACTAAAACGCTATATCCCCTTGGTGTTTTCCAAGACCACTGTGATGACCAAACAAAATGATTTGGCATATGTCCAGCTGGTCTAGGTATTGTAGCGCCTAACTCCTTTGGTCTTTCTTGAATAAATCTTGGCCATTCACCTTCTGATGGGCCATTCCATTTAATTGAAACTTCACCATTTTCATTTCTAGTAACAAATACGTCAAATGGCAAATTAACTGTATAGCCAGACATCATTATTTCCATAAATGGAATACATGTTTTCATGCCTGCCTGTTCGTAGTCGCCTATTTTTATTGTAGATTCGCCATCTCTCCACCACTGTGGAATTTTAGAAACAGATGGCTCAATAAGCTTCTTCCTTCCGCCAAACGGAATAAACTTTATGAGTTTCACTTTTTTCCTATTCTATTAAATTAAGCTGTGAATGCTGCTTCTTCTACGGTCATACCCGCTTCTGCATCATCTTTACATCTGATGATTTGTGGGTTTTCAAGTAGAAGTGATGCTGTTTGAACATTAGTTGTCATTACCTGTTGTACAACACCATCTAGCACCAAAGCAAAAGATACTTTGCCAGTCTCTTGTCCTGGTCCAATTTTTTCCCAAGAAGGAATTGCTGTGGTCATATTACTCTCCTCATTGTATTGTAATTTCTCCTACAGTTTTTTGTTCGTTATAGCTGCTAGGAGAAGCCACTATACCGTAGTTAGCTATAATATTAACACCAGTTGCGTTATATATCAAGTCTGAGCCTATTTGTGTTACCATTGTGGTATCAGAAAAGGCTTTAGCTGTAATTGTGGCTGTTGTTCCACCCTTAGCAGAATTAGATATAATAACCTTAAGTCCTAACATTTGAGTAACGCTTGTAACTGCATCTAAAGTAAATGTATGTATTGCTGTAGCAGCATTAGATGCAAATTTAATAAATTTAAGATATCTTGGATATGTATTATTATATGAATTACATGTGCCACCTGTGCCTGCACAGTTTCCGCCTGATGCTACGCAACCTCCAGTTCCTACGCATGGATTTGTTGTGCCACATGGATTATATGGATTTTGGCTTACACATGGGTTGTATGGATTTACAACACCACAGGGATTATATGGGTTTTGGCTTACACATGGATTAGTAGTTGTATATCCACATGGATTATATACGTTGTAATCAACGCAAGGATTATAAACATTCCAGCTATATCCACATGGATTATATGGATTTACGCTTACGCATGGATTATATGGGTTTACGCTAACACAAGGGTTGTATGGGTTTTGTATTCCACACGGATTATATGGTACCCAGTATGCACATGGATTATATGGATTTATATTTACACATGAGTTATATGGGTTTATGTTTACACAAGGATTATATGGGTTTGTATATGAACATGGATTATATGGGTTATATGAAAGACAACATGCTATGTAATAGCTTCCAAATACCCAGCAGTATCCGCTTGATCTACAGTTGCCGCCAGATGAAACACAGTTTCCTCCAGATGTATTACAGTTTCCGCCTGAAGTATTACAATACCCTCCAGAAGATACACAATATCCTCCAGTTGCTGTACATCCTCCAGATGTATTACAGTTTCCTCCAGATGTATTACAATAACCACCAGTTGCAGCACAACCAGGATATTCTGGAATACAATTTGGATAAGTTGCTACACATTGTGGATTTCCAGAAACACAGTTTCCACCAGTTCCAGTACATCCGCCAGATGTATTACAGTTACCACCAGTTGCAACACAGTTGCCACCAGCTCCACATGGATTATATGGAGTTGAATATACACACGGATTATATGGATTATATGTTCCACATGGATTGTATGGATTTGTAGAACTACATGAACCGCAACCACTACAAAATTCTTGACTTGATACTAAAGCATACCAATTTCCATCATCTGTTACCCAAAGTGCGGCACCAGATCCAATTCCTGGATTTTTAATTGATATAGTAACATTTGGATTAGACATTGTAACTGTAGCCATTGGATAGGAAGATGCTGGATCTGTTGTTGAAGCTGCAAAACCAGATGCTGACCAAAGACCTCTTCTGAATTTCCAACCAGATTTAAAGAAATTATTAAACGTATCTTGAAATGACAAGAAAGACTTAAGTCTTGAGTTAACTATCTTTTTCTTGCTACTGAATTTTGCCATTATGCTTCTGTATCTCCTGATATTAACCAGCTGTTGCTTGCTCTTTTTTCAGCAAATACTGATGACCAACGAACTCTTGATTTAAATTGATTATCTGGACCGTATATAGATACCCCATTAGCATTTACAATAGTAAGTTTACCTAATCCAGCCTGCAAAAATTCTACGCTTGACCCAACTGGTAAATTTTCAGTTCCGTCATTTGGTATTGTAATTGTAATTGGAGTATCTTGTGTAAATTCAATTCTTGTATACATATCTGCCATTGTTAATTGATATGCTGTTGTAGAAACTATTGTTTTAGCTGTAAGTTTATCTGATTTATTTGCAAGGTTCTGATTTACGCTTTGAGAGAGAGCGCTTAATGCAACTTGCGTTGCAGTTGAAACTGGCTTATTAGCATCAGAAGTATTATCTACATCTCCAAGACCTACGTGTGCTTTTGTTATACCATCTACTTCTCCAGTAAATTGTGGATTATGTGATGTTGGTATCTTAAGCCATTCTCCACCATGTGCATAATACATTGATCCAGTTCCATGAACATGAGCCCATCTTCCATGATTTGTTGATGCTGATGGTAAATCTACTTCGGCATTATATACTGGTATTGTAATTGTTTGATATGTAAAATCTGATGTATTAAGTTTTGTTCCAAGAGCTGTGGTTATTGTTGAAGCATAATTAGCGTCATTATTTAAAGCATCAGCTAACTCCTTTAAAGTATTTAAAGCTGATGGAGCAGAATTTATTAAGTTTGATATTGCAGTAGATATTGCATTATCAGCATAAGATTTAGTAGCTAAATCTGCAGTGTTTGTAATTCCATGAATATTAGTTGTATCTGATTCGTGTGTAGACAATGCTGTTGAAATAGAATTATCTGCATATGTTTTTGTTGCTAGTTGTGATGTATCTGCAATTCCATGAATACCAGTTGTATCCATTTCATGTGATGTAAGTGCAGAAACTGTTGCAACATAGGAAGTGTCTATTCCTAAATGTATTACATTTCCATTATCATCATAATTTTTAGTAAGTCCATTTCCAACAGAAACAGCATTGCCAACTGCATCTTGTGCGAGTTCTGTTAATTCTGATGGCAGTACGTTTGCATATGGTAATGCTGTCCATAATGAAGATCCATTTCCAATCTTCATTCTGCTTGTATCTGTTTCTAAACCAACTTCACCAAGTGCAAGTACTAGTGTAGACGTACTCCATTGAGTAGATGTACCTTTTCTTAATTTTATTACAACTGCCATTATGCATCTCCACCGTCAATAATTCCAGGATTTGGAATTTGAACAGCGCTTACTGAATATATTGCTCCATCATATGTATGGACATGCTCTAATATTCCAGATATTGCTCCGCCAATTGGTTGCCAAGAATCTCCAGTATAAACTCTCAATTCTTCTGCGGCTATATTGTAATATATGTCTCCAGGTCTTCCAGTGGCAGGATCTGAAGATAATTCTACAGCATGAAGCGGGACTAGTCTTCTAACTGATGACATTTATCCCTCCTTAGCCAGTGATAACTACTCTGTAAGCTCCAGCTGTTGGGGCAACTGCAAATTGTAATGTTATAACGTTTGTAGATGTTCTTTCAACTCCAACTTCAACTTGCTCTTTTGATCCGCCAGTTTCAAAAACAGCAACTGTTACATCATCTGTTCCAAGGTTGTGAGTTACTGCGTATGAAGTTGCTGATGTGCTTAATGTTTGTGCATACTTTCTAGCAATTGCATGATAATTAGTGCCATTATTTGTTAAAGTCCATTGGTCATTTGTTTCATTCCATAAAACTTCAACATCTGCTGCATCTCCACGCTCAACACGAATACCTGCATCTGTAGTTGGTGTTCCAGTAAATCCTGTATTAAGGTTAATTTTATTATCTTCAATATTAACCTGTGTTGTATTAACTGCATTGATTGTTCCAGTTACATTAAGGTTTCCGCCAACATTTAAATTGTTTGTAATTGTTACGTCATCTGGTAAACCAATTGTTACTGCTGCGCCTTCTGATCCAGAACCAGATACTGTAATTTCACCAGTTGTTCCAGAAATTCCAGATACATAATTTCCAGTTGTATCAGTTCCAAGTTCTACAGAATTTGGCTGAATAGTTGTAGAAATTTGAACATTTTCAGATCCATCAAAAGTTACTTGACCAGTTACATCACCAGTAAGTTGGATATTTCTTCCATTAGTTAATTTATCAGCTTTAGTTGCTGTACCAGTTACATTACCAGTAAATGATGCTGGAACATTGCTGCTACCAGAATCAAGAATTACAGTTCCATCGGTATTCTTAATATCACCAGTTAAATTACCAGTAACATCTCCTGATATATTTGCAGTAATTGTTCCTGCGCTAAAATTACCATTAGAATCACGAGATACTATTGTGCTTGCTGTATTTGAACTTGTAGCATCTGTAACTACTGTTACTGCTGCTGTTTCTGTTCCAGAATTTGAAATTGTTAAATGTGTATCTGTAGATGAAAGTGTAGCTACATAGTTCCCACTTGTATCTGTACCAAGTGCTACTGAATTTGGTTGAATTGTTGCATTAAGTGTAATTTCACCTGATGCATTTGTTGTAGCTGTACCAGAAAGATCTCCGCTAAGTGTGATAGAAATTTGGCCAGTTGACTGCCATGTAGTTCCATTGTGGAAGTAAAGTTGATTTGTTGCTGTATTGTAATAAACCTGACCAGCTTTGCCAGACGGCGCTGTAGGAAGGTTATGAATTACCGCATTACGTAATTCATTTTGTTTTAGATCAATATCTATAAGAAATTGTCTGGCCATTTTTCACACCCCTTTAGGACAGGTACGCTGTCCCAGAAAACCTAGAAGTCATAAAAAGCTTCACAGTCTTGTTAGTCTCATTATACTGCACACCAGTCTCAAATGCATTTCCTGCGCTATCAACTACCATTACATTTGGTTGGAATAGTAAAGAAGTGGTTAGAGTAACTGAATAATACCCATCTGAGTCTGGAGTTGTAGTAACTTGAGCAAGGCTCCATGATTTCTTTTCCGCAACTTCTTGAGTAAGAATTATACTTTTTGCCGAAGCCCATGAATTATCTGTTAATTTTGGACCCCAGAATTTGTTATTTACCGTATCAAAATAAAAGTCTCCAGTTACGCCAATTCCTTCTGCTGGATCACCAGCACCATTAAGAATAGTTCTTCCAGAAGGTCCCTGGATTCCAGAGTCAGATATTATAACTTGATTATCTGTTTGAGTTACATTTATTAAACTAGACTGATCTATAACTACTATTTGATCTGGCATTATACTGTTACCGCCTTAGATAGCGTTAGTGTTCCTTCTAAAATCCTAGTTTTAGTTCCAGATGGAGATGTAAGCAAAATATCATAATAAGATTTTGGGAATATTAACTTAGAAGTTCTCTCTGGAGTTATGGTTACAGAAACTTTGCCATTTGGGCCATCTATTGAAATGCCATCAGTATGTGTCAATGTGAAGCATAACTGTTTTCCACCAGCTTTATCTCTAGCCTGCATTTTAGCAGAATAGCCAGTTATATTAATTGGCAATTCAGATGAATCTTTCCAAACAATAGAGAAAGTAAATGTTGCACCCTCATCTATGTTAAAGTTTTTAGTTACAAAAGGCATGTTGGTCTCCTTACCTTATTTTATCATGCCAAATGCTCTAAGAGGTTATATCAACAACCTCACAACTTCCGTCTGCGGTACAGGCTAAGTTCTGAGATCCAGAAGTTGTGTCTTCTGTTTCATAAAGTGGTAGCATCTCCCAGTGAATTTCAGCTGGCATTTTAGATACAGCCTCATCGTACTCTTCTTTTGTAACATCTTGATATGGAGCCTGCTTATATGTATGATCTGAATATGGCAAGAATGAGATTCCAGAAACTTCATCAAAATGCTCCCATACCCATGCTCCAACTTCCATCCATTCTTCTTCTCTAACAGAAATGGTAATTGATGGTTTATGCTCACACCAATGTCTTTGATATGTTAACCAAATATTAAGGTGCTCTATAGCTGTTAGATCATTTCTTAAAACAGCATCTTTTGGTGCCTTAATTGGAAATGAGAATACTTTTGTTGCCGTAGGATTCATAAAATCATCTTCGGCTGGAACTCCAGCTTCAATTAAAAACTGTGTAAGTGGATCCTTTTTATCACCACGAACTGTGCGGATATAATAATCGTTATGCCATGGGTGCATTCCAGAAGAAACACCAGTTAGCTGCGAAACAGTTCCAGATGGTTTAACACATGTAATTGCTGCAGATGGATTAATTCCTAGTTTTTCTGCCATTTCAACATTTGTCTTTACTGCAGATTCTCTAAGACTATCTAGAACACCTGCTAACTTATCTAGTCCATCTCTTCCTGATGTTAACTTATTACCAAATTGACCAGTTAAAGATACACCAAGTAGTCTCTCTTCTTCTGTATTCTCTTTCCATATTTTACGAAGATATTTAAAGTTAGTTAAAGTTGCTTGCCAGGTTCCTAAAATTGTAGCTAGTTCAACTTTTCTCTGCAATGACTTTTCATCATCTTCTGGACGAATAACAACTTCTGAAAGATTACAAAATTGATATGGGCGAAGAATAATCTCAGAGCATGGATTAGTTCCATAACGAATTGCAGCATCTCTTCTTCCATATTTAGCTGCTTGAGTTTGCGCTGCTTTAATATTATAGATTCCTCTTTCTCCAGATTTTGAATCATAAAGATTTTTCCACTCTGTAATAAAGTCTGACATTGATGGACGATCAACATATGCAACTGAGTTGTTTGCTAGTGCACGATGTCCTGTTGCTTCCCACCAAGCACCAGACTTTGCTTTTGCCATGTCTGTATCTCTTAAGTCAGACAAAGAAATTAAAGCAGAACGACGAACTCCACCAACTACAACAACTTCTCCAATTTTGCACATAATGTCATGAGCTTCAATTGCTTTAAGTTTTCTACCTGCTGCATTCTTAAGTGTAGAAACACAAAAATCAAAAAGATTTACAAGTGGTTCTGGACCTGATGCACGACCACCAAAAGTTTTTAATCTTGATCCAGCTGGACGAACTTGAGAAACATCCCATGAAGGAATTTGTCCTGCCCAAAGCATTGCTAATAATTCTCTAAGTCCTTTTGCCCAACCAGCTTTTGAATCCTCTACAACAATTACTGTATTAGACTTTTCAAAGTGTTCATTAACTGAAGGAAGTTTATCTACATATACTGATTCAACAGAGAATCCAACACCTGTACCACACATCAAAATATACATTGCTTCATCAAATGAACGGATAGAGTCTACTGGCAAGAAAGAGCAATTATAAGCTGCAATATTATCTCTATCAAGGGCGGCTCCAGCAGTCATGATGCCTCTCATTGATGGCATAACATTTCTATTAAAAATTGCATCACGAAGTTCTAATACAAGGCCAGCGGATGGCTCATAAGAATAATTATCCTTAAGATGCTTTGTCATGTAAGAAATAAAGCGATCAACTGTTTCTGCCCATGTTTCTCTTCTATTATCATTTGGCAACCAACGAGCATATCTGCTCATAGCAATAAAGTTCTCGTATGGATTTTGAATGGTACCTGTCATTTAAGTGTAAACTCCTCTAACCCTCATATAGGGCTCTGTTATTTTTTGTTATCTTAAGTATAGTAAATGGTTTTTTAAAAAGCTAAACTTTTAAAAATTTTTCTTCAATTCTTGTCATTGCATTATTAGTCAACTGTAACCAATTGAATGTTTTACTAACTTCCGCAGCCTGATCGTAGTAATAGTCCGCATATGTATTATACTCGTTAGCTACCTTTCTTAGCAAATCGCAAAGTTCTTCGTACGAAGGCTCAAGTACAAGTCCAGGGTGTGGCATTGGCCAAGGAGTGTCCACTAGTTTTGAAGAAAGTGAAAGCGGACCAAGAAATTTTTTATAAGGTGCCCATTCTTCTGTACAAATTGTAGGCATACCAGAAGCTAGTGCTTGTAATGGAATAAATCCAAATCCTTCACCATAAGAAGGATAAATTAAACAATGATGTGAGTTGTAAATTCCCACAAGTTGACTTGTAGAAACATCTTCGGTTATAATTGATATATTATTAATATTATATATATTAGATATATTATATTTATTATATATATTATTATATTTATTATAATTATTATATAATCTTATAGTATTATATTGATGAGCTTTAATAGTGAGTCTGTAATCTGGGTCTTGTCCAAAAACATCTAAGAATGCTTCAAAAACCATTTGTCCACCTTTTCTAGGTGCTGGCTCTCCAACATGTAAAAATCTTAATGGTCCAGAATTATGTTGTCTTTTAACTGGTTTCCATATATCTTCAATTCCATGAGGATATACATATATATCTTTTTCAATACCCGCTTGCTGAAAAACTTTTTTACACCATTCTGAAGTTGTCCATACATCATCACATTCGTTTAATGTATCTACCCAACCTTCTTTTAGCTCCGTAGATTCCCAGGGCATGTAACCGATCTGTTTTTGATTTGCATTAAAATCAAAATACTGTGGCTGGCAGAAGTTTAATTGTACTGGCGCATGCGGGAATCTATAGGGAATTTTATGCCCAAGGCTCTGAATTGAGCTTACTATATGAAATCCAGCATAGCCGTATCCAGTGGAAACATTTAAATTTCCAGCGTTGGTATTAAAACTTAAAATCATGACTTGACAGATGCCTTTCAAATAGGTTAAGATAGAAGTCTTATGAAAAAACGAGCCATAAGGGAAGCAGCCTTAAAACTAGCTTTGAGTGCATTAATTTGCTCTCTGATGCCTGGTTTTAACCCTGCTTCTGCTATACAAGACAGTATATCAAATTCTAAGTCTGACGGCAAGGAAGCTTCCGCCATGGAATATTCCTATCTATCAGATTTGAGGAACAAAGATCACCTTACAGATGAGGATTTAGTCCAAGTCTTGTTCTGCGCTGGTTTCAGAGGTCAAGACCTTAAAGAAGCCTGGGCGGTTGCCAAGAAAGAATCCAATGGAAGACCTTTGGCCTATAATGGAAATAGAAATACTGGAGATAACTCATATGGAGTGTTTCAAATCAACATGATTGATGAATTGGGACAGGACCGTAGAGAGAAATTTAACTTGACTTACAATCGTGATCTATTAGATCCAGTTACAAACGCAACTATTGCGTTTCATATGAGTCAGGGAGGGAAAGACTGGAGTTCCTGGAAAGGAATGACTCCCAAAACTAAAGAATGGCTTTTGAAGTATCCAAAAGACTTCAAGCCTCTACAGTGCAAAGATAACAGAAAGAGCAATTAAAAGTGGATATACGGGTGGTACGGGAGTTTATAAAACTATACCCAGATCACCCGTATATTTCTTGCCCTGATGATAAAATCTCTCTTTTGACAAATCTAGACGAAGATGATATTGTTATTCTCTATTGCATGTCATGCAAATTTAAAACTCAAGTTGGATATAACTTATACGATAAGATTAGGCGGGTAATCGGTGGAGAAGCAAGTTCTTGACAAAGGCTATGTACGCCTTGTTGATACATTAGGAAATGATTTATCAGTAGTAAACGCTGCTAGAGTTTCATATGATAAAGAGTCTAGTGAATTCAGTGAGCGTGATGAGAAGCTCCTATCTTTTTTATGGCGAGAAAAACACACCAGCCCATTTCGTCATGCAGCCGTAACATTTGAAATATATGCCCCATTAATGGTTGCTCGTCAATGGTGGAAGTATGCGGTTTCTTCTACGCATATAGATGATCAAAATGGCTGGAACGAATCTTCTCGCAGATATATTACAGAAAAAGAAGAATTCTATATACCAGGAATGTTAGAATGGAGAAGTGCTCCAGAAAACTCTAAGCAGGGCTCTGGAGAACCAGTAGATGCCTCTCTTGGGCAGTATATGAGTCATGAATTGCTTGACTATATTAATTTTGGTACAGCTCTCTATAAAAAGGCTTTAGATTCAAACATAGCTCCAGAACAGGCACGTCTATTCTTGCCAGCGTATGGAATGTATGTGAGGTGGCGTTGGACAATTAGTCTTCAAGGCATATTGAATTTTTTAGATCAGAGACTAGAATATGATGCACAATCTGAAATAAGAGACTATGCAGTTGCAGTAAAAGAATTAACTAAAGAAGTTTTTCCAATTACAATGAAAGTGATCGAAAATGAGTGATTTCGCAGCAGAAGAACCAACTCCTGGTTCAATTGATGAAAATATTGGCATTGTCACATACATCATGCTATCTCGAATATACGACGTACTCTGCTTAATTGCAGATGGCGTCGGAAAAGGAGAAGAATTGATGGAAGTAGTTGCCCAACATAGAGAAGGAAAATTGTTAGGACCCTTACCATCATTAATGAATGAGGAAGAGAATGAATAAGAAAGTTATTGTATCTGCTGGAGTGGCTATCGGATTAGGAGCAGGACTCGTGGCTTTTGGAATTCTAGCTTATGGAACTTTAAAAGATCTTTCCAGAGAATTAGGAGATCCATTTGACTTTAGTGAGCTTGACCCTGAAGAGGAATTTTAGTATACTAGAATATAGTATATGGTTGTAGCCCATCGGTGTGCTCCTATATACTAGAAACTCCCAGTTATCCGCAGAATTGGGAGTTTCGCTTTTAAAGCCCTTTTAAGCCCCTTCTGGGGTACATACCCCAAACCAAGGCGGAAAGAGGCTAAGAACCATTTTTAAAAAGGAATGAGGAGTATATGAGCGAAATCTACAAGAGACAATATAGAGCTTATTTAGAGCAGTTGTACAAGACATGTACAAAGTGCAAGAAGAGCTTGCAGCTCTTTGTATCCGCCCAATTTATACCTGCCAATAAAGATGATTATGCATTAAGACCATTTTGTAAAGAATGTGCAGATGAAATATGGCAAAAACATCAACAAGAGTAGTTATCTGTGATATTTGCAAAAAAGAAATCGAAGTTCGATCTTCCTTTGCATATTTCACATTAAATAATCATAAATTAAAAGAACATAAATCCTAGTCAACTAAGATTTAAGTTTTATAAAATGTTAATATAATTTTATTTTAGTCAACTAAGATTTATTCTTCAAATGAGATCTGTGTAGACCAAAAATAGTCTTCTATGTTCTCTTTAGCTTTCTTACAATATTTGCATGTGACTCTTCCATCCATGTCAAGAATAAAATCACATGGTTCTTCTTTACAAGTCATTCCGTCTCCGTTTTTCATATATATATTATTATACCATATTTCAGTCAACTAGAATTTAGATCTATAAAAATGTGAATGTATATTTTTCTTGTATGATGCATGATTTGAAAGGGGCAAATCGGACAAATAGTGCGCCCATATAGACAATGTGATGAACCTCACATAAAAAATGTCGCAAATGTCCGTTTTTCAAGTTGAAAATGTCAGTGGGGTATGTTATTGTTATCTTATTAGAAAGAAAGGAGATAGTAAATGAAAACACTATCACACTATACAAGTAAATGCCTCTCCTGTAATTGGTCAGGTGAGCCACAGGACATCTTCTGTTCTGTTGATAAATCACACAAGACAGCCCGCCTGTGGGCTTGGTATGATAAAGAAAATAGTTCTTATTCATACTCACACTCTAACCTAGAGTGTGATTAACATCACACCGAAAGTCCTTGACTTTCCGCCACCGACCTGCTAGAGTTCTCTTATAAATGAAAGGAGTTCATCAAATGAATGAACAAACATTACTAACAAAACTAGGTTTCTCTACCCATAAGGCAGACTTAGCCTCTATCGTATCCGATGAATGGGAGCGTTTTGCTACCTGTGAAAAATGCGGTTTAGATATCTCAGCCTTTTGGGTTGATGATGAAGACCGCCTTAGCGGTTGGTCTAGTTGGAAGTCCACTAGTGGACTATGCCAGGTGTGATAGACATCACACCAAAAACCCTTGACTTTCTCGATTCTATCTGATAGTCTTAGGACATAACTAAATAAAGAAAAATCCTAGTGAGCCTGTGAGCCTTAGCAAATAATCCGAAAGGTGAGCCTAAGCAAATAATCAGCAAATAATCTAGGTCAGCAAAACAAAACTCGAAAACGAAAGGTAATAAATAAATGAAAATCACTTACTCAATCTGGGACGGCGCTCAACTATTGGGCACTAACTTCACCGCTTCAACTCCTGAAGAAATGGAAAAATTTGTAGGAGAACTAAAGAAAGTTTCTAAAAACGTTGTAGCACATATGAGAAAGGTAGAACAAGAATAATGACCTACGAAGTAACAGAAGAAATCTATGACGAATTTTTAAATGAGATTTATCCTGAAGTAAAACTAGGGTACTCAACTTTTCAACCGTCCGAAATACTAAAACATCTTGACCCAATCGCTTACAATGTAGGGATGCAAGAGTATGAATATTTTCAAAATGAAGAGTAACGAATGCGTGAACTCCTTGCTATTGTGATCATCTGCACACTGTTGGGACTTATCTTAGGCATGTGACAAAAATCACATGCCGCCCTCGGCGTGTTGACTTGACAAAAGCTGCGACACGCCCGAGCCCGCGGCGCTGTCGGGCGTGTCTGTGGATAAGTTTATGTGGTGTAAATCACAAAAAAAGTTTGAAAATACTGGTCAGTAACCCCCCAAAATGTCAGTGGTCTATGTTATGCTAAAGGCATAGAAAATAAAGAAAGGTTAGGTAATAAAATGACTAACAATAAATGTAAATGCGAAAAACAACACACAATGTTGGATTTGTATAATCACGATAACAACAAAGTTTGGCTAAAACAAAAGTGGCATAAATGCTACATCTGCTCAAGATTTCAAATCTCAAAGTGGATTAGACTTCACGAAATGCGTTGCTACTACGCACACAAAAACTAAATAAAAAAGAAAGTATCTTAGAAAGGATAACTAAATGTCAATAGAAATATTTGAAATGAATGAAAATGGTGCTGGTTGGGTATCATTAGAAAATGCTTCCGCTTCTACTAAACTAGATTTGGAACTTGCTTTGCTAACTAAGGCAGAAGTAAAAATGCTTTGCTTCAAATGCCATGTTGAAATCCCTCGTGGAAATGTTTGTGTAAATCATAAAAATGTAAAAGGTGCGATTTATTTCGCTGATTGAAAGGAATAAAAAATGGATTATCAAATCACAATAAACTATTCAACTGATAATGATTATTTGAATGAAAACATTCAAGCTTTATTAGAAAACTCTTTGCCTTTCATTGTTGATAATGTAAAAATACATTTTGACTTTGATAACTAAAAAAAAATAAAAAATGCGGCGTGTTTATTTGACATGCCGCAAAAAATTCGCTGCGATCACGAGCCGCGTTCGGGCGTGTCTTTACATATGTGAGATTAAACACATGGAAATTTTGAGCGTAAAATTAAGATGTGATTTTAATCACAATCCCAAATGTCCGATTTGACCGATTTATGACCCCTAAAATGTCAGACCCCCCTGCTAGAATACTTGTATTAAATTAAATGAAAGGTAGGTCAAAAATGACTACACTAAAAAATGAAATAAGAGTAATAACTCTTGATAATGTAAATGCTGATGAGGCAAATCTAATAGTTTGCTCTTTCTGTGATGATTATGCTTCAGATACTTTCTGCGGAAAGTGTAATGAATACAAAGGTTTGATGACCCTTGCTGAGTGGTTGTCCTATACAAATGAAAGTTGGGTGATGTAATAATGGATTATCTTGATTATCTTGATGAAATCTACGAGGAACTCGTAGAGGAATTCGGTCATGAAATTGAGGCTAACTGCCAACATAAATGATCGAATTGGTGTGATAATAATCACACCAAAAATGCCCGAAATGTCCGATTTTCGATTTGATAATGTCGGTCAAAAATGCTAAACTTGTAGCCATAAAAGAAAGGAAAAAAATGTCCGCAAATGTTTATTCTATTGAAAACCTATTAGTAGGTAAAACTTATCGTTCCCGTTCGGTTGAGGGAGAAATCATCTCAGCAGAAAAACACCCTCACGCAGTTTGGTATGAGGGTTGTGAAAGTTATCTTGTAGAAATTCGTAAGCAAGGTGGCGGTTATACTTACCGCACCCTAGCAGTAAAGGTTGGTGAATAATGAAACTAGAGGAATACAAAGCACTTGTTATCGCTCAGCGAGAAGCAAGCAAGGCAGAAGCGTTGTCGGTGCTATCTGCTACAATTTCTAAAACACAAAAGAAAGAGGTAAATAAATAATGGTAAAGGTATTTTTAGAAACTGCCAATGGTGATTATCGTTGGCTAGAGTTTGCTAATGCTGAGGTTGTTCGTCAATTCGTTGATGAATTACCTAAAAAACTAAAGCGTTCAACTGCCGTTCGTGTTGAGTGTGATTTATTAGGTATCGGCGGAATTGTGAGAGGAATAAACTAATGAAAAAAAATGTTCTAGTTTCTTTTGTTACTGAGGCAGACACCGATTTAGAAGCGGTGTTTGACCTAAATAAAGTTTTTCTAGCGTTGCCCGAAAGCGACTTAGTAAAATTTGATGTATTTGATGTTTTAGATGTAGAGGAGAATAAATAAATGAAAGCACTTGAAATTCAACAGGCTACCCATGACGCTATTTTTGATGAAAGAATAATGGCGCAAGCAGAAATGCTTTTAGCAGTTTCTCAAATGAACCCTGATAAAGAAATGATGACTAAAATGATTTTTGCTTATTCATCTATGCTTGCCGCAATGGTTGCTTCTAATGTAACTCAAGTTTTGCTAACAGAACAAGAGTTTGAACAAATGACGCAAGAAATAAATGAGTTTGAACAAATTCGTGATAGCGTTTTGGGTGGTGATAACTAATGACCGCAAATCGTTTGCTAACAACATTTGTTCAGTTATTTTTATTATCATTTACTATTCCACTTTTTATTTTAGCAATAAAAGATTTTAGAAAAGATTTTTTTCCTAAAAATAAAAAAGATTAGCGATCTAAAAAAATAGTTTGAAGCTTCAACTAAAATGGTTGAAGTTTCAACTAAATCGCCACGTTATCGTGGCGGGGTCGGGCGTGTCTGTGTACGAAGCTGTGGATAACTCCATGGAAATTGTGAGATTTATCACATTACAAGCGTGTGAGTTTTATCACAAAAAATATTTACGAGAATTACGGCGTGTCTATGGAAATTGTCAGTGGGTTTTGGTAAAATTGTAGGTAGAAAGAAAGGAAAACTAAATGCGTTCATACTCTATCGTTGATTTACTAATCGACCAATACTATGCCCCTACTTCTCTCCGTCGTCGTTTCAACGGGGGAATTATCAACTTTGCTGAAAAGCGTGAGGATATTTATTTATCTGAGGGCTATGAAGCCTTTGCTATCCGTTATCGCCCAACGGGTTCGCTAAAAGACGAATGGGCAACTGTCGCTGTCCGTGTCTCCGACTACTAATTGTCGGTGGCATAGGATAGACTTAGAATTAGAAAGAAAGGAAAAATAAAAATGGCAAAAATGAAAGCACTATTAGAAGCAGTTTTATCCTGCGAAAATTGCTCAGGGTTAGGTTATCATGGTTGGGTTTCACCTGACGGAGACTATGACTTTGAGTATTGCGAATGTAATCCCGAAAGACTAAATATAGAGGAGTTATCCTAATGGAATTGTTTCTCTGTGATAATTGTGATACGCTTGCTATTGTGGAGCAAGTAAGCGACACAATAAAAATAACTAAATGCTCATGCCTTACACTAGATTGGAAAGAATAAATGGACTATAACTACTCTCTCACAATTTCCTATGACGGGGAATTGGTATCAACAACAAGAAGCGCAGACTTACTAGAAATAGTAAATGCGTGGAATAAATGCGTGGACTATGGCGATGCTAAAGAATACGCTACTTACAATTTGTCTGACCCTATGGGTAAAATGTATACTAAGAATTTCTATAGAAATGGAGAAGTAAATGGGAAGTAATTTATCTGCTGAATTAACTGATAAGGAATTATTTCCTGATCTGTCACTTGAAGATAGTGTAACTATACAATTGCGTTCTAATCATTATCCGCCTGTTCCATATTCTATGGTTCCAGTTTGCATTGAAGCAATTAAAGCGTGTAATGAATTAGATTATAATCGTGAAATTAAATTGCCTGAAGGAATTTCATTCCGTGGAAAAATTACTGCACCTGCAAATCAAATAGTTTCACAACACCACTTAGATGAATGGGTTGATTGGGAATAGTTTAACTTTCAACTAAATGCTGCGGGCGAGACACGCCCGACAGCGCCGCGGGCTGTGATTATTATCACAATTACGGGATTATGTACGACTTGACTAAACTCACGGAAGTTTGCTAATATTAGTATATAAACAAATCGAAAGGAAAAAAATGCAAAACTGGGTAAAATTCCCTTTTACAGTTGACGGAGTAGAATTCGTTTCATTAGTAGACCCGACAGGCAATATGTATCAACAGATAAAGCGTATTCCTGCTGAAGTATTTACTTCTATGAATTCAGATGCTATTCGTGAGTTAATTGGTAAAGTATCTCTCATGTCTAAATCTGAAATTCAGGCAGAACTAGACCGAGTAAATGATGGTTATCAGCAGGCCTACTTGGCTCTAGCCTAAATCTTAGTAGCCCACCTTGTCGGTGGGCTACTATAAAATAGTAATATAAAAGAAAGGTAAAAATATGTGTGCTGTTTGTTATGGTAATGCTCACGGGCTTACTTCTTATTCTATAAAGCCAAATACTCTTTGTGTAATTCATTATCAAGAGTGGGCTGACGAAAAGAATGCTTTTGATATTGGAGAAACAGATTACTTCGGAATAATTTAGATCACGGAAATTCCAGCTGCCGCCGCGCCCCAAACCAGGATTTGTCAAGTTACGACAATGTGATTTTTCTCACAAAGAAATGTCCGATTTGATAGCATTTTGGATTTGATTATGTCGGTGGGGTCGTGTAGAGTAGTATTACTAACTAAGAGAAAGGAAGCAAAATGAAACTAGAGGTTGGCTCATCTCTAACAACACCTAAGTCTGGTGTTGTCGGTGTTATCAAGGAAGTAATCTCAAACAAGACAGGCTCAAAGCGTGTCCGTTTGGAACTCCCTAATGGCACAACTCGTTGGACTACTATCAAGTAGTCTATCATAGTCTAGTGGGTTGGACAAAATCCAACCCACTATGCTAGACTAATACTTACCCACAAACCCACTACGAAAGGAAACAAATGGCAAGAGGCAAAGCGATAAATGTAAAAATCGCAACACCTAAAGTAATCAAGGCACTAGAAACTCGCCTTGCTAAACTAAATAAGGATTGGGATAACCAATCTGAAAATGAAGCAAAACATCAAAAGGCTATTGAAAAATGGCGCAAGGAAGTTGGCAAGTTTGCTATTGCTAACATCTCAAAGGCAGAAAACTTCCGCACAAACTATCGTGCTTGGAACAAAACCCTAAATGTGGATTTTGACCTAACCTGTTCTGAGGGAGAGTTCCCTGCTGAGCCTGTTCGTGATTTTGAGCAACTTCATCAGCACACTTACAATGAGATGAAAGAGGAAATGGAAAACGCAATCCGTATTCTCAAGATGACCGATGAGGAAGTTGTAAGCACAAGCACTTACAATGCTATTGCTCGTTATCTCTAAGTAAATAGTTGGGGGAGGCTTGACTTCCCCCAACTAAACTGCTAAACTGAAATAGTAATACCCACTACTAGCAAGAAAGGAAAAGAAATGACTTTAGGAGGCTACACTTATCAAGTTGGCGACCTATTTACTACATCTAAAACAGGTGTAACAGGTCGCATTGAAAAGTTTGTTCCAATCTCTCGTAATGTTACTAAAGTAATGTTGCGTTTGGCAAACAATCAACAGCGTTTTGCTATGGTAAAAACTTACTAAGCAAATGACCTGAGTATGTCAATAAACTGCTTACACCACAGGGTCTTATACCTTTCCCCTGTGGTGTTTTTATTTTTCAAAAAACCCGCGGCGGCTGTGATCTTTATCACACAGCTACTTACGAGTACGATTTGTATCTCCTGATTATTTCTGATAAGATAGTTATATGAAATTACGGAAAACAAAAGAGGAACTGCGTAAACTTATGGAGTTACGCAGGTCTAATGCTGCTGTTCCTGTAAAGTCTAAAAAACAATATACCCGTAAAACTAAGCACAAATGTCGTGCCTTTAGTGTAGAATAAAAAGAAAAGAAAGAAGGTAATCCAATGGGATTAGATATGTATCTCTCAGCACGTAAGCATGTCAATAAAATTGACTGGAGTAAATTAGATAGGTCTGCAGAATTAGACTATGCTGCTGCAACTTATCCACAATGGAATGATGTGGTTGAGGCTGCTGGTATGTCTCATCTAGTCGATAAGGAAGATATCTATGGTGTAGATATTAGCGTAAATGTTGCTTATTGGCGCAAAGTAAATGCTGTTCATAAGTGGTTTGTTGATAACGTACAAGATGGTGAAGATAATTGCCAAGAGTATTATGTATCTCATGCTCAACTAAAAGAATTACTTACTACCTGCCGCCAAGCATTATTCAAGAAAGACCCTAGCGAATTGCCGCCGTCTGCTGGTTTCTTTTTTGGTTCCTACGATATCGATGAGTGGTATTGGAACGGGATCAAAAGTACTATCAAGCAACTAAAACGCTTGACCGAAATGCCCGATTTTGAACAATTGTCCTTTTATTATCAGTCGTCGTGGTAATTTGTCAGTACTATGTGATAGACTAAAGTAAAGAAAGGAAAACAATGAAACTTAAAAGGTCTAATGATAGGAAGGTTGCTAATGCTGTCTCAAAAAATGGAAAAACCCCAACAATTGCCAACACCTTCGGATTACCTGCTGGAAAGGCTTTCTCGTGTCCTGGTGCCACTAGTATTTGTGAGAGCGTTTGCTATGCAGGAAAACTCGAAAGAGTATACAAGGGAGTAAGGGCGGTCCTGCTCCATAACTGGGAGCTCCTGCGTAATGCAGATATGGACACGATGTGTTTATTGATTGATGAGATGATTGTTGATTTTGTCAATGAATGTGAAAAGAAAGACGCCCCTAAACTCTTCCGCATACACTGGGACGGAGATTTCTTTAACGATACCTATGCATATGCATGGAAGACTGTTATCTCTAATCATCC